TGGTATGTTTTCAATGCAAGTTATCGAACATGGTACTGAAACTGTACTACAAGACTTCGCAAGATTAACACTAGACCCAGATTCACCAGATTATTTTGCTAAAAGAATCGGTGATAAGTGGACTGAAATTGATTCAAACGGTAAACTCAGTACATATGGTGATTATCCAAACTTGAGTATGTATATTCGTGTTGGTGACTTCGCTGATATGGAAAAAGATGGGGTATTTAAATATCCAAAAGGTGTGGTTCCAATGGGTCACGGTATATTAAGAAACCCTGTACCTGGTGGAACAGATGTCCCAGCCGTTCAATTTAAAACAGACCAGACAGATGTAAATGGTACTTTTGACTCAAGTGTAGCGTTTGGTATTGACTTGATTAGTGACCATGTAAAAGACGATAACATTCAGTATCTATCTCCGATTCCAGTTGGTTCGGGTACAGGTAGTAACGTAACCATGTCTCTTGAAAACCAAAATGGTAACGCTGATGCTAGTGTTTTAGGTTCAACATTCTCAGATGCTAGTGAAAAGATAACACTATCTCTATCAGCACTCGGTCAGAGAAAGTTTGTTGTTCCATTTCAGTTTGGATTTGATGGTCAAAACCCAGCTAGAGAGTACAAAACAGGTACCGATATAGTAAGTAACAACACAATGGGATTTGATTTATCAAGTGGTACAGCTAGTGGTTCAGTAGCATATAAGAGAGCTATCAACTCAATTAGTAATCCTGATGAATTCGATATTAATTTGTTAGCTACACCTGGTGTGGTTCACAGATTACACTCCTCCATAACAAACCACGCGATATCTAAAGTTGAAGCTAGAGCTGATGCGATGTATATCATGGACGCAGCAGGATATGATGATACAATCCAATCCACTATCAACACAATCAAAACACTTGATACGAATTATGCAGCGACATATTATCCATGGGTTAAGATGGTTCCAAGAGATTCATCAAGACCAATTTGGGTTCCACCATCAGTTGTTATTCCTGGTGTTATAGCTAACACGGATAGGGTAGCTCACGAATGGTTCGCACCAGCTGGTTTAAATCGAGGTGGTTTGACATCGGTAACTGAAGCTAAAATGAAACTGACTCATGCGGAACGTGATGATTTATATGAGAACAGAATCAATCCAATAGCTACATTCCCCGCACAAGGTGTTGTGGTATTTGGACAGAAAACACTTCAATCAAAACCATCAGCGTTAGATAGAATCAATGTTCGTAGATTGTTGATTGCATTGAGAAAGTTCATTGCATCATCATCAAGATTCTTGGTATTTGAACAAAACAATCAAGCACTAAGAAATCGTTTCTTAAACATTGTAAATCCATACATGGAACAAGTTCAATCAAATAGTGGATTGAGTGCGTTTAGAGTGGTAATGGATGAATCTAACAACACACCTGATGTTGTTGATAGAAATCAATTAGTAGGTCAGATATTTATACAACCTACTCGAACCGCAGAGTTTATAGTATTAGACTTTGTTGTTCAACCAACAGGGGCTACTTTCCCAGAATAAGTAGTGTAGTCCTCCTTTCTATGAAAAAACCCTCATTTCGGTGAGGGTTTTTTTGTTTTTATTAAAAATTTAATTAAATGATATTTATTATTGAGTTAAATAAAAAAAGATTTTTTACAGGAGATTGTAAATGGCTACAATAGACCCTAATGAAATAATGTTCACACCGTTTGAACCTAAAACAAAAAATAGGTTCATTATGTATATAGAAGGTGTTCCAGCATATTTAATTAAGGCTGCAAACAGACCTCAGATACAGTTTGAAGAGATTGTGTTAGACCATATTAATGTAAAACGATACATTAAAGGAAAAGGAGCTTGGCAACCTATTGATATTACTTTATATGACCCAGTGGTTCCAAGTGGAGCACAAGCCGTTATGGAATGGGTTAGATTATCACACGAATCTGTAACAGGTAGAGATGGATATTCAGATTTTTATAAGAAAGATGTAACTTTTAATATGTTAGGTCCAGTAGGTGACATAGTTGAAGAGTGGAAATTAGTTGGTACTTATATAGAAACAGCTAACTTTGGTGACATGGATTATGCTACAAGTGACCCAGCAGAAATAACATTAACACTTAAATACGATTACGCAGTATTACAATTCTAGGAGAATAAAATGAGTGATTGGATAGTAGCAAATTGGGAATATATTTTGGTAGTTATTTACGCATTAGAAAAAATCGTAAAAATGACACCAACAAAATATGACGATATCGTTTTCGATATGGTTCTTAAACCTATTAAAGACAAGGTAATGCCTGGTAAAAAATAATTGTTATTCACTAACAATGGTTATATTTATAATTGGTTTTAAAAATTAATCTCACATAGGAGTCATTTATGGCTGAATATAAATTCCCTACAGAGATGGTAGATTTACCATCCAAAGGGTATTTCTACTTTGATGGTCATCCACTATCAAGTGGTAAAGTAGAGATAAAATACATGACCGCTAAAGAGGAAGACATTCTTACTTCTCAAAATCTAATACAGAATGGTACGGTTATAGATAAATTGTTAGAATCACTAATAGTGGATAAATCTGTTAAGTTAGATGATTTACTTATCGGTGATAAGAACGCTATAATGGTAGCTGCTCGTATTCTTGGTTATGGTAAAGAGTATGAGTTCACATATGATGGTGAGGAAAAATCAGTTGATTTATCAGAACTTGAACCACTTAAATTAGACTTCAGTAAATTTACTCGTGGTAAAAATGAATTTGAATTTAAATTACCTACTTCAAAACGAACAATTACTTTTAAATTATTAACTGGTGGTGATGAAAAAAAGATAGATGATGAAATAAAGGCTAGAGAAAAGATTTCTAAAACACAAACACCTGTATTAACAACTAGACTAAAACATATGATACTATCGGTGGATGGAAACGTTGAAAAATCATATATTAATAACTTTGTTGATAATGAGTTTCTATCAAGGGATTCATTAGAATTTAGAAAGTACTTATCTGAAATTACACCTGATATGAACATGGCTACAAACATAGTTGGTTCAGACGGGAAGGAGACAGAAGTGGTGATACCAATCACCGTTCGATTTTTTTGGCCTTCCGCCTGAATATAAGGTAACGATTCACGAACAAATCTTTCAAATAATTCTTCATTCAAAAGGTGGTTTCACATTTAGTGAAGCCTATAACCTACCTATATACCTTAGAAGTTTCTACCTAAAACGATTACAAACGTTTTATAAGAAAGAAGCTGATGAGATGCAAAAAGAACTCAACAAACATAAAAGTACAACTAAAAGATAATTTTTTGTATAATTGATATTTATTATTGAGTTATAACACTTAATTTAGTTGGAGATTTGATAATGGCAAAATACATTGTGAAAGAAGAAAGTTTAATAGATAAATTAGTAGGTGCTGTATTTGGTTCTGTTGCTAAACAAGCAAAATCAAAAGCCATCAAAGATTTGTCGTCTAAAGACCCTGAATTCGCTAAAAAGGTAAAAGAATTAGAAAAATCTCGTAAAGATATGGAATCCTATATCAAAAAAAATAAAAAACAACTTCAAAAAAGATATCCAGGAGTTTCTGGATTTTAATACAAATCATTTAGGAAGATAAATGGCAAAAAGAGGTAGACCTTATAGCGGACAAGCTGAAGATTTGTCAACGATAGTAAGTCTTGAAGAAAAGTTAGTACAACTTGGTAAAGAGAACTTTGGTGCTATCAACAAAATGCTTGGAGCAACTTCAGACCTAGCTAAAATATCAAAAAATATTACTGAAGAAGGTAAACTTCAAGCTGGTGTCAGTAAAGATAAAGTCAAAACTTTAATAGAAGAATTAGAAGCTAGTGAAGAAATAAGAGATGCCATTATGGATACTGCTCCTGGAGTATTTAATATAGCAGCTGGAGCTAAAAAGGGTCTTGGTAATTTTAAACTTATGGCTAAGTCAACTCTAGGTATTGTAGCTATAGCGGGTCTTGCAGTAAAAGCATTCACACGATTTCAAGAAATAGTTACTGATACAAGAAAAGAATTAGGTGTCTCGTATACACAAGCAGTCGCTATAACTGCTCAAAACAAAGTATTAGCTCAAGTAGCCAAGGGATTTGGTTTAACACAAGAAGATATTGTTAGTGCTCAAGCTGCGATACGACAAGATTTAGGTGCTAGTGTACAAGAATCAATCCAACTTAGTTTAAACTTTGCTAGAACAGCCGCTGCAACTGGTCAAACAGCGGAAGAGTTGACTGGTACACTTTCTATCATGGAGTCAATCTCTTCAGCAAGTAGAGATGTTCTTTTAAATCAGATACAAACTAACGCGGCTATAATTGGTGCAGCTGGAGTATCACCTGCACTCGTGATGAAAGATTTAGCTAGTAATGCTGAGTTCTTTGCTTCATTTGCTAAAGATGGTGGTATGAATATAATTAATGCTGGTGTAGCTGCTAGAAAACTTGGTTTAGAGATGAGTGCAGTTGCAAGTATATCTGAATCATTATTAGACTTTGAATCAAGTATAGAAAAACAATTAGAAGCATCACTACTGATTGGTAGAGAAATCAATCTCGATAGAGCTCGTCAATTATCATACTTAGGTGAACAAGGCGAGATGATGGATGAGATTCTTAAACAAGTTGGTGGTGAAGCTGAATTTAACGAGTTAAACAGAATACAAAGACAAGCATTAGCAGAGAGTGTCGGTGTAAGTGTAGAACAGTTATCAAGACTTGTAAGAAATAATGCAGTAGGTGCTACTGGTGCTGCCGTTGGAGCTGCAGTTGGTGGTACTAATCCTATGATTGGATTGACAGAAGAAACAAACTCCATACTTAGACGTGGTTTTAAAAGTATGAGGGACGAATAATGGCTTTAGTAACAGATAATATACAAGATTTTGTTAAAAGAGTACAACCAACTCCTGCAACTCCTGAAAAACCAACACCATCATTGAAAGGTGTTGATTTCTTTAAAGATACTCACGCTAAAGGATTTGTAATAGGAAAAAATCCAACCGATAGTGATTTTATATTAGATGGTTTTCCGAGATTAAAAGATGTGGATTTCTTTCAGAATACCTACGCTAAAGGATTTGTCTTGAGAAAAAATTCAAAAGATAGTGATTTTATATTGGACAGTCTTCCCAAGTCAAACTTTCTTGATAGTAGGGGTAATGTTTCTTTACCATTTAATGAAAACAACACGATTCAAGCTGTTATAAATAGTGGTAAATCAAGACTCTTAGATTTACATAACGATGATAATTTTCTAAATGACTATTATTCTCAAATAACAACTAAAGGTAGGTTGGGTATACGAAATGATGGTGTAAATCAAATAGGATTAGAACAACCGTTTGTTGTTAGGGAGATTGGTAGCAAATTAGGTTTTGATGGTGTTGAAGATATACCAGGACTACAAAATAACACCATAGCAAAAGTATTAGATTTTACTGGTAATATACTAAATGATATAGGTGGTGCGGTATTTGGTCGTAATCCAAATGAATATTTAGGTGCTGGTGCAAATAGTTTAACACGTACTGCTAAGTTTTTAGCGACATCAAAAGGTGCGGCGTTCTTAATAAAACAAAACACATTAATTAAAAGGAATCCCCAACATTTAAGAGCTGACGTAAGATATAACCTTATTGGTGACGAGAGTGTAGAAAATCTGGGTGATTTAGCAAAAAGAACACAAAATTTACAAAAATATAATCCTCTATCTATAGGTAGTTTACCAGGTGTAACTAGAATTCCTATTTACGCTCTTGACCCAAACCAAGAAGTAACAAGATACTTAGATACTATAGCAGCTAGAATATCAGCTACAGCTATAAAAGCTTCTAAAGAAGTTTTAGATGAGGTAATAGACATTGGTAGTCGTATTGGTGGTAGTGTTAGTGGGTATCTTAGAAATACTAGAGCTGGTAAACTTTTCAATGATAAAATTGTTTCACCAGTAACAGAGGGAATAGACGAACTTAAAACTAAAACGAAACAAATAGATGATAAAAGAAAAGCTATTGCACAAAGATTTGATGTTTATAAACAAAATTCAAGTGCTTTATTAAGTAAAGAATCCTTTAACGTGATAGACCCTCAGGCTGCAGCTAATGTTGGTGTCGATAAAGTAAATTTAATTCCATATGGTACTAGAGATGAAGCGAAGCAGAAAGGTTCTGATAAAACTGAAGAACGATTGGATTTTATCCCATTCAGATTTAGAGATGTCAATAATGACAAATACATAGTGTTCAGAGCAATACTAAGTGGTATAACTGATACTTTTTCACCTGATTATTCTCCAGAGAGATATGTTGGTAGACCAGACAACGTTTATGTTTATCAAGGTACAACACGTGAAATAAGTTTTACACTTGATATTTATCCAAAGTCAGACCAAGAACTGGTTCCCTTGTGGGAAAAGATGAATTACTTAGCGGGACTTACATACCCACACGTAGCAAATGCATCTGGTGGTGGTAAGGGTATGATTTCACCAATTTGTGAACTAACCATTGGTGATATGTATAGAGATACTCCAGGTTATATAGGTGGTCTATCATATACTGTTCAAGAAAGTAGCACTTGGGAAACAACTTTTGCTAAACTACCGAAGTATATACAAGCAGCCGTAACTTTCGTTTATATAGGTAAAGACGAATTAACGGCTGAAGCAAAACATTTTGATGTCCCTTGGGTAGCATCTAAAAAATACATTTCAGACTTGAGAAATATTAGAAGTCAACAAGGTTCTGATGTAAGTCAAACATTCGAACAGTTGACAGAACGTTTTAAGAAAAAATTACCGTTTAATTAATTATGAAAAGATACAAGAACACACCACAAAAAAGAGATAAATCAGGTATAAGAGTATACACTACAACTTACTATCCAAAAATAGAAATAAGTGATAGTGATGTATTTATAATGCCTAAAGACGGTCAAAGACTTGATAATCTAGCTTATAAATACTATGGTGATACAACTCTTTGGTGGATTATAGCTAAAGCAAATGGTATTAAAGGTGTTGTGGTTCCACCACTAGATGAACCAATAAGAATACCTGGAAATATAACAAACATTATTGAAAATTTTAATGACTTAAACGGTTAGGTTATGATTGATTTAACTCCAATAGACGAAAGAATCCAAAAACGTCTGTTCCAAAAGATGGACTTGTTGGGTAAAAAAGTACCCAACCAATCAAGTGATGGTTTCACCTTTCAACAATTAGCAAACAAAACAACATTTATCAGAATGACTTCTGGTTTAGAAAGACCAGTTATATTGATGGGTGGTGAACTAGAAGACGATAATTCAACAATATCAGGTTATGATGACATATATGGGCCTCGTAGATTAGACGTATACGAAGATGGTGAATTAATCGGTGCAGGTGATACTGCAAATAAATTCAAAAGACCAATGCCTGGTATAAAGTCAATAGATGTAAATTTCAAAGGTGGTGTTAGAGCACTTAGAGAGGCAACAATATCTTGGACTTGTTGGAGTTTCGAAGATATCAATAGATTATCACCTCACTTTCTAGCACACGGAAAAACTATAGTATTAGAATGGGGTTGGGTATATAACCAAACTACTCTAAGAAATTTACCATCATTAATTGGTAAAGATGGTGTTAGAAAATCAGCGTACAACAACTATAAAGAAGAAGTTTTAAAAGCAAACGGTGATTTTGATTTTATGGTTGGTATCGTTAAAAATTTTGAATATACAACTCGTGAGGATGGAGCGTTTGATTGTCAAACTATTATAACAAGTGTTGGAAACTCTATAACTAGTAATATCACACCCAACAAAGTTTCAGAAAATACAAGTGTTATAAGTAAATTAACAAAACAACAAGAACTAGATGAATTAAAAGAATTAGTAAAGAAAGAAGATGAAGAAATAATAAGTTTTGATGTTGGTGTGTCTTTAAAAACTATGATTAGTTTTATTGATAATTACATAGAGAGTATAGATTCTAACAAAGTTAAAACCGTATCTGTGACTGAAGCTAAAAAAGGTCGACTTGAAAACAAAAGTTTTACTACCAATACAATTAATTATCAACCAAATAAATATATACAAACTTTTGAAAACTCAAATGATAGAAATAAAGACCTCCCACCAGCTAGTAATACCTGGGTGAGATGGGGTTGGTTTGAAGATAATATTTTGTCTAAGTTTTTAACTCTCGTTAGTGATAGTTCAGAGAGACCTTTCGTAACACAATTTAGGTCAGTAGAAAAGACCGAAGATGGTTTTGAGAGCACACGAGTTAGAACTCATAATCGATTAGAAACGGTTGATATAAATAAATACATATTACCAGGTAAGTTTAAAACATTTAGTTTACCACCAGAGAAGACGAAGAATAAAGGTGACATTCCCCTAGACACGGGTGATAGAAACCTCCACGAGGAACTATCTAAAATAGTAAACGATAATTTTAAACCATTTGATAGTAAAGATGGTAAATACGGTAATATGAGAAATTTTTTAATCAATACAAAAATATTAAAAGACGCTTTTAGTGTTAGGAGTAGTGAAGTAACAACAGAATCTCTTAATTTAAAAGAATCTTTAGAAGAACTATTCAGATATTTAAATCAAGATATACCTTTTTGGAGTTTAGAGATTACACAAGATAGTGAAGATGATTTCAGAACTAAAATTATTGATACTTCACAAACCGCTATAGAGTTTGAAAGTAAGAAAAAAATTAATAGAACTGTAACTAAAGATATTGGTACTAGAAGTAGTTACAATCCAAACACTGGTGAAGTTACTAATAATGGTGTTTTCTTTTTTCCTGTGTGGAGAACTGATTCAATCGTAAAGAGTCAAAATATAGTAACTAAAATACCTGATGCTTTAGCTATATCAACTATGTATGGTGCTAATTATGATAGTGTAAAGTTTTTAGAAAATCCACCAGTCGAAGCTAGCTCTATTGAAGCTACAGCTTTAGCGGGTATGTATTCACAAGATGAAGATAAAAATTTAAAGAATATAGATATTGCTCTTAGAAAAGATGGATATAAAACCATTGGTCAAACTGATGATAGTAAAGATATTATAAGAAACGGTGGTGAAGATAATGTTTTTGATTATTTAAAAGTAATTTCAGAAAATATTAAAGAAAAATACGAAGAGAGAATTAAAAAAATTAATACACAATTAAACAATGCTAAAAAAGAACAAATAGATAGAGAGCGAGTTAAATCAGAGGAAGCGGTTCAAAAACTTCAATTAGAATTAGAAAATCAACCACTCCCAACACCAAACTCACTTAGAGATAACCCAGAGACGACAGATAAATTTAATATTTTGATAGAGAACGGGTATTTTCAAGATGTTTATAATAGAACATATTACGATGATGGTAGAATGAAACAGAGTTTTATAGACTTTGTATCTGATTCAGTTTCGATAACACCTGATAAAAAAAGTGCTGAAACTGCAAAACCATTATTAATACCAATGGATATGGAAATAGAAATAGAAGGGATTGGTGGTATCGTACCAGGTAATTCATATCATTCTACGTATTTACCTTCAAGATATCAAGAAGAAGCGATGTTTCAAATATTCGACGTTGGTCACAAAGTTGATTCATCTGGTTGGTCAGTATCAATTTCAGGTGTGATGAGAAGTTCATTTAGTAAATTAACACAAAGTAATAAAACAGTATCTATATCACAAGTTACAGACTCTTTACTTAAATTAATAAACGATAAAGCTGCAGCTGACAAAGACCTCGAAGAAAAGAAAATACAACAACAAAACATAGAACTTCGAGATAAAGTGAAAAGATACAAAGAAAGTGGTCTAGCTGCTGCCGAACGTATTCTGAGTAGATGATAATGGCTACTAAACAACAAATACAAAACATTAAAACTGATATTGAAAGAACTATTCAAGGTTTAAGAACCAAACCACAAGAGTTTACATATGAGGAGGGTGGATTCGTCAAACCTGATACTTTGTACTCGGTTTATTACACACTTGATAAACAAGAGGAATATCTAACGGGTATACAAAACACTACTAACTCAAGACGTATATTTAAAGAAACACCAGATACTTTATTTGGTGAATATTCAAGTATAGATGTAATTCGGAGACAAGACTATCCAAAAGAGTCTACCTTTAAACCAACAGAGGCTGATTATAAAATAGGTGAAGTAACGAGATACTTTACTCAACAATCAAATGATAATACGAAACCAATATTTGAAATAGATAAAAAAACATTTGACAATAAAAACAATTTATATAGATACGTAAGTTTTACTTGGATGATAAGTGGTCTGAAACAAGATGTTGAAAGAGAAAATTCAATAACTATTAGAGTCTTAGAAACAGAATTACCAGGTATCTCAACGATACTATTCCCTTTACAACTTTGGACACCCCCAAAAGATTCAAAAGAAGACTTGGAAAATAAATTAAGTCGTCTAAAAAAATAGTGAT